CATGGGTACTGCACTGTTGAGGTTGAGTTCGCTCGGCCTCACGGCCCTGACCGTGACGTTGGATACTTGGACACGAGGACCGAGGTCTGTGAAACGTGCAGCGGGGACGGTGAGTTCGAGCGGCTGTGTGACTGCGGTTCGCCTGTGACTATGATCATGGGCCAAGATGCAGAGATATGTATGGAGTGTGCCGATGAAAACGTATGAGGTTGTGTGCGAGGGCGTTGTGCAGCGGTTGGTGTTGGTTGAAGCGTTGAACGCAGCGGATGCGGCGAAAGCTGCGCGTCGAGAGTTTTCTGCATTAACAGGTGCAGAGAAGGAGGGGGTTGCGATATTGGACATCTATAGCGAACCCGTGGAACTGAAGGAGGTTGGAGATGAAAGGTAATTCACTACTACATAATGACGCTACTGATACTGAGGTGGAGGCTTATGAAAAAACCATGGGAACAGTGGAGCGTTTAAGGCTTGATGTTTTGATGGCCTTGATGGGTGGATCAGGTACGGGGTCCGAGATTGCAGAACGCTCAGGCATAGATGTGTTAAACGTAAGACCGCGTTTAACTGAGTTGACGCAGATGGGTCAAGCCTATGATACTGGGATCAGACGAAAGAATGAACGGTCTAATAATGAAAGAGTAATCGCTATAACACAGCGAGGAATTGAAACTGTACGGAGAAAAACAAATGTTCATGAAGATATGGAATAGGATCATCGCCAAGCGGATGTCGAACGAGAAGCTAACCCGCAAGGAGCAGGTGCTTCACGAGTTGAACCGAGGAGCGGGGACCGCGCGTCAATTAGCGGATCGCATGGGTCTGAGCCTGAGTATTGTTCGCCCTAATTTATCGGCGTTACATAAGGACGGATTGATCCGAGACACGGGGACCGATGCGGGTTTGGAAAGTGTTTGGGAGGTAGTGAAGTGACCTATCAGATATCGTGGAAGTATGAGGATGACGAGTTGTGCTTTGCCTTCTCGGAAACTTTTCAGGGGATCATGTTGTTGGCGGACACGCTTGAGAATGAGGAGTATTACATCTCGATGGTGTTGGAGAATGATCCGCAGGTTCCTGATGATCAGATCGAGAAGGGAATGTGGTTTGATCACATGCTCGACTTGATTCCGAGGAACATGACGCAGGAGGAGGGTATGGCTACTATCATGTCTGTAGCAACCAAATGCTTTGGACCTGAACAACTCGAAGGCGTGGGCCGAATGATTGTGGCGATGGCTCGGGCCAAGGACCGAGGACCGAGGTACGTCAACTGATGGCTCGGCTAATAGGCGTGGGGCCGCAGGACCGAAGGACCAAGTTGGAAGTGGTGTGCATGGATTGTGGAGAGATATGGATCATGGGTCGGTTTCCGATATCGGTTGAGCGACTGGAGTATCTGTCTCACACTGGATGTGGCACTTGTGGAGGAGAGAACATTGAGGTGTTCGAAGAATGTTTAAGGGATCCGAATGATGATCGAGTTTTTTACGATATTGGTGATTGAATACGAGGTGCAAGGTTCGCCACTCAGCGCGAATATCATTTTTGAGACGCGTGACCACTGCGAGAAAGCCTTACGGATAGATCAACTATACGATGTTTTCTATGATCAATACGAAAACACCAGTATGGGATGTTATGAGACTGAGGTAATGTCAAAGTCCCTCCGTCCAAAATTGAGGCCAGAGTAATGGATGACGAACGATTGATTAGCGTGGTGCATGAACTGCACAAACTTAGAAGATTGGTAGATGATTTAGAATGGGAGGGCCAAGATGCGAGTGCCTACAAACGAGAACTTGAACACTACGAACAACTCAACCGAGACGGGGTCTTGTTCGAACCAAAGTTCTAACCGTTACGGGCAGCATAAAGACCTGTCTGATTTTCAGGCAGCACAACTTAGATTTTTGAAACAGGAGGTATCAAGATGTCAAGATGAGCATTGGAGAACCAACGCGGACAAATGGTCTGCGCAGCGGCTCTGGTATGCGCGAGATAATCTCAAGCGGTACGTTGAGCAATTAAGAAAACTTGGAAAAAGAGTATGAACATGAACTCACATACAACTCATAATTTATCTGCAATCGCAGGACTTTGCAAAACTAACGTATATGTTGTGAACCACGTTTCCCGAAATCAGGGATGTGCGTTTGCTATGGACCTGAACAACGGGGACAACGTGTACATCCACGGCAGCTACTTGAATGACCACGACATTGTCGAGGGCGATCTGGTGGAATGCGTTGTGGTTCCGAACCACGCGGGGAAACGAGAGGATACGCGTTGGCGTTGCATAAGTCTGAAGCACATGGGATCGATGCACGATCACATCGAGACAGTTGTACAGGAACCTGTACAAGTGGAGCCAGAGGTTCCACTGGAGGATCGGGTCTTCGAGGTGTTCGAAGAGAACCCTGATACCTGCTTCACCTCGCGAGAGGTTTGCGAAAACGTCCTTGATCAAAAGGGCGTGAACAATGATATCCGTGACATCTTGCGCAAGATGCACAAGGATGGCGATATCTGTATGCTTCGGATCAAAACAAAAGCCTCGAATAAACGAGGGACTGTGTTGTGGGGTTTGAACATCTCATCGTTTGGTTTCAATGATGTTGAGGGCGACGATGAGGAAGTGGAAGTATACGAAAACTGATTACGTTGGTTGCGCAAATGCGGGATTGACGAAGGCAGAGACATCGAGGAAACTCGGTGTCTCACCGCAGTGTGTAGCCGATGCTGCGAAGAGACATCAAATTAAATTTAACACAAAATGTAATAGGGGAGGGATGAGAGTGACCCCAGAGCAGGAAGAACGATTAGGTAAAGCGATGCAGGTGTTAGCGGCAGGTGAAAACAAACGGATGCGTGACCGCATGGGCGGTAGTATTGCAGCCGTGGGGCTTCAGAACCGAGAAGCGAGGATCGCGACTGGGAAAACAGGGGGCCGACCTCGATTGGTTATGACGCCCGATGAGATCAAGAGCCTGAAGGAACGTAGGCGATTGAAGGATGAGGCGAAGAACGAACTCCGTAGGTTGGAGGCGAGGATCGCGGAACTAAAAAGCCAGATATAAAAAAGGGGGACCGCAGGGTCCCCTTTAGTTTTTAATGAGGCAATATCGTGAGAAGGACATGGAGCAGTTTCTCACTAATAAAAAGTGTACCACTTATTCGTTATCGGTCAACTTATTTCCACGGATGTCTTTTTTGTACCCTCTGATTTCGTGGGGCTGCATCCTAGACCAGCCCCTGGAAAATGCCCTGGCAACATCCAGGTCGAGACCAGTTAGCTTCGCGATGTCCTTTGCTGTGGTCATCTCCGAAGCGTATCCAGTGCATCGCTCTTCGAGCAGCTTTGTTATTTTGGGGTCATAGTCAGCCATTGTCGCGCCTCTTCACCTAGAACCTTTGCACCTATTTCGATCTTCGCTTGGAGGGATCGCACGATCTTCTCGTCGATTGTGCCCTCGGTGATTAGATCGACGTAGGTCACGTTATTCTTTTGACCAATTCTGTGCGCCCGATCCTCGGATTGGATCCGAGTTTCGAGGTTGAAGTCATTAGCATAGTACACCACGAGGTTTGCTTCGGTCAACGTCAAGCCATACCCCGCAGTGGCGGGGTTGCCTACAAAAAAGCGAAGTGCATTACTTTTTTGGAAACGCGTTACAATATCGTTTCTCTCATTGTCCGAGGTGTCGCCATAGTACGCTGAAGCGCACCCTTCACCGTACTCTTTGTTGAGCATGTCGGTGATTGCTTTGATATCATGACGGAAGCGGGACCAGATGATCGCTTTACCGTCGTGTTCGTCGAGGATGTCTTTGAGTGCCTCCAACCGCTTGGATGGGAACGTGACCATCTCTCCGTCATCTGTTTTCAGGTGTCCCGACATGATTTGCTGCATCCGAAGTAGCTGCGTGATGACCGCAGGTGCGGTTGCCATCTCACCATCGTCGAGCATAACCAGAGCGTGTTTGCGGATCGACTCGTACATATCCTTTTGTTCCTTGGTCATATCCACATAGCGTACGGTGTATAGCTTTTCGGGTAGGTCCAAGCAATCCTTTTTGAGTACCCTATAGCTGAAAGTATCAATCTTCTGTGTCAGTTCATCGATGTTCCGATAACCGACGACCTGATTGAACGCTTTCATGCCCATCTTTTGCTTCACGATAACCGCGTAGCGATTTTGGAAAGCGTAATACGAATCATACCCCAGAATACCGTTCTGGAGGAAGTCGGCTTGGGCGTAAATGTCAAGCGGACTTTTTGTAATTGGCGACCCTGTAAGCAACCTTTTGAACTTGAAGCCTTGGGCGATCTTACATAAATTCTTGGTGCGCTTGGCTGTATGGTTTTTTATAGTAGTCGCTTCATCAATAGCGATTAGGCCAGAGGCCCCAAGCGCACGAGCCATCCACTCCCCTGCCTGTTTACCCTTTAACGTAGAGAACGCCTCGACATTCATGACAAAGATGGTCAGCCCATCGAACTTGTCTTTGATTGTCCGCATCTCTGCTTGTTGCTTTTTGTTTGCACCACTGACCCAGCGAATCACGCGAGTTGGTACATCGTCCGACATGTGCTCGGGGATTTCTTTTGTAACCCAGTTCCGATACACGCCCTTTGGTGCGATGACCAAGGCAAAGTTAAGCAGACCTGCCTTATATAACATGCCCATGTTGTCGATCAGAACCTTCGATTTCCCTGTTCCCATCTCCATAAAAAACCCAAAAGACTGTCTTTGTCCCGCAATGTCCAATGCAGTCTGTTGATGTTTATATGGAATTGTTTTGAAATTGTACTTGCAATTCATATCATCCTCCTTATATTGTCTCATACATGGACCACGGAGGTTCATAAATCAACCCTGAAGAGGAAAAAAACTTATGACAGATATCTTTGATGACATCTTCGATGAAGGCGATGCACTTGCCAACGTCGATAGCGGTACAGGAAAGCAGTTAAGCGATCTTGTCCGTTCACTGCGTAACGTCGAGACACAAATCGCGGACGCAGAAAACCATCTCAAGGCATTGAAGCAAGAGAAGCACAAGCTCTCTGTGGAAAACATCCCTGCGTTAATGGATGAGATGGGTGTGGAACGTCTGGACGTTGATGGTTTGACCGTCGAGCGTAAGATGATGGTCCACGCGTCGATCCCACAGGATCGTAAAGATGAGGCATTCGCATGGCTGCGTGAGAACAACTTGGATGACATTATCAAGAATGACATCACATGTTCTTTTGGCAAGGGCGAAGACAACATGGCGGGTGACGTAGTCGGCATGTTGCAAGAGCGGGGATTTGATCCAAAGACCAAGACCCACGTTCATCCCTCTACACTAAAAGCGTTTGTGAAGGAGCGCGTGACAGAGGGTAAACCCATTGACCTCGATATGTTCGGGGCATTCATCGCAAACGCAGCACAAATTCGGAGGAAAGCATAATGGCTACAGCAGTTGCAAAAGCAAAAGGTTCAGCGGTAAGCACAGACCTTATGGATGAGATTTTTGAATACGCAGGAGAAGGCGCAGCATTCGACAGTTCGGAGATGCAGATCCCATTCTTGCGTGTACTACAGGCGTTGTCGCCACAGTTGAACAAGAAGAAGGCAGAGTACATCGACGGTGCTTCGTCTGGTGACATGTTCAATACAGTGACAAACGAATGCTTTGACGGCGAAGAAGGTGTCACTATCGTGCCGTGCTTCCAGACCACAAAGTATTTGGAGTTCACACCTCGTGAACAGGGTGGTGGTTTCCGTGGGGAAATCCCTGCCAACGATCCGATCCTCACTCGTACCGAACGCAATGGTGCGAAGGAAATTCTACCGACAGGTAATGAGTTGGTTAAATCCGATCAGCATTACTGCCTGTTAATTGGTTCGGATGGGATCGCTCAACCGATTGTCGTGGACATGAAGTCTACGCAGTTGAAAGTTAGCCGCCGTTGGAAAACACAGATCGCGATGCAAAAGATGGCGCATCCGAAGACGGGTCAGTTGATTACGCCACCTGTGTTCGCCACCATGTGGAAACTGTCAACAACCGAGGAGTCCAATGACCAAGGTTCGTGGGCCAACTACCAGATCGAGAAGGTTGGGTTAGTTGAGAACCGTGAGTTGCTCCTTGAAGCAAAAGCCTTCCGCGACAGCGTTGCTGCGGGAGAAGTAAAAGCTGCACCAGAAGAAGGTCCATCCCAATCCTCTTCAGCAAGTTCGGACGATATTCCGTTCTAAGCAGCTTGGGGCGGCGGTCTCATCCTTACACTACCGCCGCCTCTTTTAATTTGGGAGTTGAGTATGTCAGTAGCAAAAAGAATGATGTCAGCGTTCGAGGGATCGGACCTTGGCTATCTTGTTACTAGAGTTAAAGGCAAAGGCCACAAGGGTAAGACCGAGGCCGAGTACCGCACGATCCACGGGCAGATCGACGAGAGCGTAATGCAATCGCATCTGGACGGCGTGAGTGGTGTGGGCGTTGTGCCGATATCCTCTGGTAACGTATGTAAGTTTGGCGTGATCGACATCGATGTCTATGATCTCGACCACAAGGCGTTACAAGCGAACATCCAACGTCTGAAGCTGCCGCTCATCCACTGCCGTTCCAAGTCGGGCGGGGCACATTTGTATTTGTTCCTCGACGATTGGGAATCATGTGCCATGGTCCGAGAACTGTTGGTCGAGATGCGTTCGGCTCTGGGCTTCAGCGGTTCGGGTGAATTGTTTCCTGCGCAAGAGGTGATCAATGCACAGGACGGCGAGGTTGGGAACGGTATTAACATTCCGTATTTCAATTCGGATATGCCCACGCGCTACGCCTATAATAAAAAGGTCGAGGCGTTAGAGGTCGAAGAGTTCTTGGACTTTGTGGAGAAAAGCCGAGTTTCGATGGCCTCGGTTCAGGAGATCGAGTTCAGCGGTGAGCGCAAGTACTTTGAGGATGGGCCGATCTGTCTTCAAATCCTCGCATCGATGGGGAAGATCACAGAGAACCGAAACATCTTCATGTTTAACGTGGGCGTGTACTGTAAGAACAAGTGGCCTGATGATTGGGAGTCCCATCACGAGGAGTACAATCGTCAGCTATGCGAACCGCCGCTGCCGTCGAAGGAGATCGTCGATCAACAAAGATCGTTGAAAAAGAAGGACGGATATTTTTATCAGTGCACAATGTGTCCGCTCAAGGACTATTGCAACAAGGCCAAGTGCAAGATGCAGAAGTATGGCATCGGATCGAGTGCCGAGGATCAAGTTCAGATAGGCAGTATTACTATCATGCTGTCA